CGGCAAGGGACGGTTTACGAACAACGTCCCGAACCGCAACCAGTTTGAATACGGTGCCGTCCTTTGGACCCACAAGGGATTCCGCGGCTCCAGGAATTGGGACCGCACGACCATCACCAAAACCGCTCGCTACCCGGCTCGCCCGTACATGCAGGGTGCGGCCGGCGTCCAGAAGGTCGTGGCCCGTGCCCGCGAGCGGTTCCGCGACACGCTGCGGGCGGCCTGACGGGGCGTCCACACCCCCTGCGGAGCACACCCCTGCCGGGCATATCGTGAGCGGCACACCCCGCACACGGAGCACGCCAAATGGCAGTGACCCTCGGCAAGGACGTGACGATCTCGGGCATCAGCAATTCCCGCAGCGTCACCGTCAACAACTCGGCCAACGAGGTCGATGTCACCAAGTTTGGCGACACGGCTCGCAAGTTCCGCAAGACGCTGATCGAGCAGACGGTCGAGGTCGAGTGCGTCGATGACCCGGGCGTCGAGGTGGGCGACACGTTCACGCTCGGCGGCACCACGACCGGCAACACGACCTACGTCGTGACGAGCGTCGCCAAGGCCGACCCCATCGACGGAATCCAGACCTGGACCGTCTCGGCCAGCCGGTCCGCCTGACCCACCCCACACGAGGAGCACGACCCCATGAGCATCGTTCTCGGCAAGGACGGATCGGCCCCGCCGTTTGGCGTCGGCATCATCTCGGCGACCTACACCGAGGAGATGGAGCAGATCGACGTGACCAACCGCTCCAACATGGGCGGCACCAGCGGCAACCCGGGCTACCGGGCCTACGAGGCTGGTTTCACGACGAAGATGTGGGAGATCGAGTGCCACGACGCAACCGGCCTCCTGACGCAGCTGCAAACCAACGCCGCCACCGGCTTCACGGTCATGGGCGTGACGGAGAACATCGGCATTGACGGGGCGGTGACCTTCACTGTGACCGCACGGGAGGCCTGAACCCGTGGCGATTACCCTCGGCAAGGACTGCACCGTCTCGGCCGGCGGGACTATCGCCAGTGCCCGCAACGTGACGTGGTCGCACACGGTCCGCACGATTGAGATCGAGGAATACGGCAGCCGCTACGCGTCGGTCTATCCGACCGGCTTCGACGCATCGGTGTCGATTGAGTTCCTCGACTCAGCGGACGCGGTCAACGTCCTCGACAGCGTCATCAATGGCACCGAGATCGTCGTGTCGGGAGGTGCCGGCGCGTGGTCGTTCCCGGCCGTCGTGACCAGCATCTCGGAGAACGACCCCATCGACGGCGTCGCCACGTTCACGGTCGAGGCGAAGGTCACGCGGCAAGGCTTGAGGCAGTTGGATTAGGGAGAAACTATGCGGGAATTCAAGGACGACGAAGGCCGCCCGTGGCGGCTGGCACTGACCGTGGCGGCGGCCCTGCGGGTTCGTGACATGGTCACCGTCGAGGTCGACGAAGTCGACGCCGAGGGGGACGCCACCGGCAAGCGGCGAGCCGTGCCCTTCGACCTGGTCGACGTGGGCACCATCTCGCAGACGTTCACCGTCCTCCGCGGGCAGTTCGCCAAGATCGGCGAGATTCTCTACGCCGTGCTCATCAAGCAGGTGGAGGAAAAGAAGCTCACGAAGGAGCAGTTCCTGGAAGGCCTCCGGGGTGACGCCCTGGACGCCGGGGCCAAGGCCTTGGAGCAGGAGCTCGTCGATTTTTTCCCCCAGCGGCTGCGGCGGATGGTCGCCCTGCTCGCCGCCAAGATGGACGAGATGGCGACCGAACTGATGGGCAAGGCCGAGGCAGGGCTCGCCGGGATCACAGTCGAGGATCTACCTGGGATGCAGTCTGGGAAGCCGCCGGAATCCTCGGCGTCCATCCCGGACGCTGGACCCTCCGACAACTCATCGCCGCCCGCCAAGGCCGCCTAGAGATGGAGTGGTGGCACACCGCCAACCTCATCGCCACGCTCGTCAACATCCACCGAGACAAGAACAAACCCGCCCAAGACCCCAGCAAGTTTCACCCGTTCGCAAAGAAGAAGCCGGCGCGACAGGCGACGCCGGAAGAGATCGCCAAGCTCCTCGGGCCTGACTGGCACACGGTGTCGACATGAGCGCAGGACGCGTCAGGCAGGGCGGCGTATTCGTCGAGATCGGTGCCGACGCGCGGAAGTTCTTCGCCACGCTGGAGAAGGTCAACAAGAGCGTCGGCAGGGTCGGGGCGTCCATCGCCAACGTCGGCGGCCGGATGGCCGGCATCGGGGCGGCAATGGCTGCTCCCTTCGTGGCAGCCGGCGTTGCCGGCGCCCGGTTCCAGGACGTGATGCTCAACGTCCAGGCGTCCACGGGGGCCACGACGGCCGAACTGGAACAGGTCCGCAAGGCTGCGATGGCGATGTCGCAGTCACTCGGCGTCGGACCGACCGAGGCTGCGGCCGGGTTCCTCGAGCTCCTGAAGGCGGGCATGAGTGTCGAGCAGGTGCTCGGCGGTGCCGGCAAGGCGGCGATCGCCTTTGCCAAGGTGGGCGGCCTCGCGGTGGCGGACGCTGCCGTGGTCATGGCGGACGCCATGAACGTCTTCAAGGTTTCGGGCGACGTGGCGGCGAACACGCTCTCGGCTGCGGCCGACGCTTCGTCGACCAGCATTGAGGGCATCGCCCAAGCGTTCTCTCAGGTCTCGGCGGTGGCCGGGCTGGCGAACCAGTCCATCCAGGACACGGCCGCCTCGCTCGCCGTTCTGGCGAACGCCGGCATCAAGGGGTCGGACGCTGGCACGTCGCTGAAGACGATGCTCATGCGGCTCATGGCCCCGGCAGAGGATGCCGTTGGTGCCCTGGCCCAGGTGGGCCTATCGGTGCAGTCGTTCCGCAATGCCGACGGCACGATGAAGCCGATGGTCGAGATCATCCGCACGCTGTCGACCGCCTTGGGCGGCATGGATCAGGCGGCGAAGGACGACATCTTCCGCCGCATCTTCGGGCAGGACGCGATCCGGGCCGCCGCCGTGATGACCGCCGCTGGTGTTGATGGATTCAACGCTATGCGGGACGGCATGAACGGGGCCATGAGCGTCGGCGACAAGTACGCCACGATGCAGAGCGGACTGTCGGGGGCGGTTGCCACGCTCTATGCGTCGCTGGAGCGGCTGGCGATCGTTGTGTCGGACGCGGTCGGCCCGTCGTTCGCCAGCCTCGCCAACATGGTCGCCCCGGCCATCGACGGCTTTTCCCGGTTCCTCAAAGAAAATCAGACGCTTGTCGTGCAGGCCGCCAAAGGCATCGCCGTCTTCACTGGCGTCGGGCTGGCCCTTGTCGGCATTGGCGTGGCCCTCAAGCTCGTCAGTGCCGGCATCGCCCTGCTGATGTCGCCGCTGGCACTGGCGGTCGGGCTGGCCGCCGGACTGACGGCTGCCGCCTTGACGGCCAGCGGGGCCCTCAGTGACATAGGGGCCACGGCCGCCACGACCTTCCGCGGCGTCTATGACGCCATCGCCGCCGGCGACCTGGCTGGTGCGATGGACATCCTCTGGGGCGGCCTGCTGGCCGGCTGGCTCCGCGGCGTCGAAGCCATCATGGGCTACGTCGACCCGTGGATCTCGTTGTTCCAGAACACGTTCACCTACCTCGGCACGAGCATCGCCACGACGTGGGAGTCGATGTGGAGCGGCCTCGTCCAAGGTGGCCGCACGTTCGGGGCCGTCCTACAAGGGGCGTTCGACAACGTCATCAACGGCATCCTCGCGGCCTTCGACACGATGGTCGCTGCCGTCCGCAAGTCGTGGAATTGGGTGCAGTCGTTCATCCGCAAGGGCTACGACCTGGCAAAGGAAAACGAGAAGGTCGACAACGAGATGGACGCCCGGCGGCGGGAGCGTGAGACGGCCCGCCCGGGCGTGCGGGGACGCATGGCCGAGGCCCAGCAGCAGAACGCCCAGACCGCCCGCGACACGCAGGGCCGCATCGACGCCATGAACGCCGAGGCGGACGCCACGGCAGCCAGCCGCGAGGCGGCAAATAAGAAACGAGCGGATGAGCGACGGGCCGCAACGCAGAACGCCGAGGCCAGCGTCGCCAGCAAGTCCAAGGCGGCCGGCGATTCGCGGGTGAAGAACGATCAGTTCCTTCGGCTGCTGGACGACATCCAGAATGCCTCGTCGCTCGACGGGCTGCGGGATGCCTACGAAGAGTTTGACGCCCTGTCTCAGAATGGCCGGCTGACGAGTGCCCAAGCGGCGACGCTCGAGGCTGCGATCGAGGACGCCCAGGAGCGGATTAGCCGGGAGGGAATGGCAGGCGGCGGCTCGTCCCAAGTCAATCCGGGCAGCGTCGGGCAGGCGGCGTCCGCTGCCACCGTGAGCCAGAGCGAAGTCGCAGGCTCGTTCTCGGCCGCTGCCATCGGCGGCATGGGCTTCGGGCAGTCGCTGGCACAGAAGCAACTCGACGCGCTCAAGCAGATCGAGCAGAACACGCGGGAGGGTGAAGGCGCCTTGGTCGCCGCATAGCCATGCCACTCACCTGGGTCGAAGACAACGAGTCGCGGTCCGCAACCATCGTGCGGCTGGGCCGCAAGGCACAGTCGACCTACGTCAAGTCGTGGAAAATCTTTGGCGAGACAGACGACCTCGTCGTCCACGCCGAGGTCAACAGCACAGTCTGGAACCAGTACCTCTACTGGGAATATCCGGGCCAGCCCAACAACCGGCTCCACGCTGACCACTACACGCTGGACTACCTCGGCGACGACGCATGGTCGCTCAAGGTCACCTACGAAAAAGATGGC